TTATTCCCCAGTAGCTCAGTTGGTAGAAGCGTGGCACTGTTAATGCCAATGTCGTACGTTCGAACCGTACCTGGGGAGCCATAGTATTTGGGGGATTAGCTCATTTGGGAGAGCATCGGCTTTGCAAGCCGGGGGTGATCGGTTCGAGCCCGATATCCTCCACCAAACACACAGGAGTTTCTTATGGGAGACGGCGGTAAAGGAAGTAAAGCAAGACCATTTAGTGTTGATCGTGATACTTTCAACAATAACTGGGATAATATTTTCAAAAAGGAAAAAGTAGAAGATGGCAAAATCAACAATGCTGACCAAAACAGGCAAGACACGCTTGGGTCCACTGAACGTAGCACAACTGACAGATCTATTGGCGAAATCAAGTAAGCCAAAAGACAAAGCTAAGATTGAACGTGCTCTAGTAGCTCGTAAGAAAACACAAGCGGTTTCTACCAAAGTAGTTGCAGTTGAAGCAGAGCCAGTAGTACAATCTACTGAAGCAGTTGTAGAATAAGTAATGCATTGCCCCTTTAGCTCATCTGGTAGAGCAACTGATTTGTAATCAGTAGGTGGTCTGTTCGAGTCGGACAAGGGGCACCAGTTCCCGGTTTACACTTTTACGTTATAAAAAGTGGGCAGGCTAGAGGCCATAGTTAGCCAGGTGCTTAAGATCTACCTGCAGGAGTCCCAATTACGGATGATCACTAAAATCTTAGGGCAGAGCAATAACTGTCCAGATACATAAAAATGCGGTACGGATACCAAGCCCAGTCTAGGGTTGTCGGGAGGCAGTAGCTAGACACTTTAATCAAATACATTTAACCTGCACATAGTAGTAGGTAGTAAGGACAGCACACCAGGTTTTGATCCGAAAGTGATAAGTGTGTTTGATTAAAGTGCGGGATTAGTTAAATGGTATAACAGCAGATTTCCAATCTTCGGTTAGGAGTTCGATTCTCCTATCCCGCTCCAGATTTATAAAAGGAAAAATAAATGAAAGCAAGTCATATCTTAGTAGATACATTGGATCAAGCCAAAGCAATCCTAGCAGAGGCAACACCACTAACTTTCCCACAGTTAGCTATGCAACACAGCAAGTGTCCAAGTAAAGCTCGTGGCGGTGATTTGGGTGATTTTGGTCCAGGTATGATGGTTAAGCCATTTGAAGATGCTACAGTAGCAACTCCAATCGGTGAAATCAGTCAGCCAGTACAAACACAATTTGGCTTTCATTTAATTCATCGCACTGGATGATAATAGATTCTAACGATCTTTGCCGTAAGTATGACTACAGTAGTTTAATTACAGCCGCAGACAATGACACAGCTATAAGCACTATTAAGAGCATCATTGACAGCGGCAACTACTTTAAGAATAGTCCACCTTTCCAAACACAGGAAAACTTATTCCAAAGAACTGAAGACATTTGGTTAAAGTATCGAATGACATTTTTAACCAGTGTATTCTTGTATTTGGGCAGAGAACGCCGGGTCAGTAATATGATGGCTTGGAGTTTTATGACTAATCTAAGCACAGTGGAAGATCGTGACAAATATTGGCATCATCACAACAAGCACAGTGGGCAAAGCCTAAGTGGTATTATGTATTTGCACATACCCGATGATGTTGAAGATTTTGATACTTGCGGAACTGAGATGGCTCCAAATGGACCTGAATCAGATGGTAAGTTTTACGTTCGTCCTAGTTACTACACTTGGCTAGTTTATCCCAGCAATACGTGGCATCGTCCAGGTATCGTTCAAAGTAGCCAATATAGATTTATTTTAGCCGCAGACATTGACTACGAGTAGTTTAGATGCTATAATAATGCTTTAACGGAGATACAAATGAAAAGTAGAATTCTAAGTCGTGGCCCACAAATTGATCGTCAAAAATGTGTTACACAAGCAGGCGAAAATGTATATAATCTTATCATTGCTGGTGCTATCCGTGCTAGAGAAATTCGCAAACAACATAAAAGTAGTGAAAAGTTTGAGCACATTCACCCAATTGTAACTGCACTCTTAGAAATCCAAGAAGGCAAGATTGATCCCGTTGAATATTTAAAACGAGTTAGATAATTTACGCACTGGTGGCAGAGTGGCCCAATGCACCGGATTGCAAATCCGTAAAGCCGTAGGTTCAAATCCTACCCAGTGCTCCATAAATAGTATGAGCGTTTAAGGAATCAATATGAGAGAATTTGAAAGTATTCAAGGTGATAATTTAGAAGAGAGCGATATGGCACAGCTACTATCAGCGACTGCTAACGCAGATGCTGTGGCTAAGTTTCGTGCTAGTTTGCCAAAAGGCCCAAGTTTATTTGAATGTATAGACTGCGGCGAAGCAATACCAGAAGCACGTCGGAATGCGGTAATGGGTTGTACTATGTGCATAGAATGTCAACTGTTTCATGATCGCCGAAAAAGAGTAGCCTAATGTGGCATTAAAACAACAGCCCTGCTTGACAGGGCTTTTGTTTGGCATTATAATAACAGTATGATAACAGTAGAACATAAAGAAGTAGAAGTAGAGTTTGAGACTCTAACCCAAGCAATGGATTGGGCAAAAGAATTAGGTGAGTTCGTAACTATTAAAATTAATGGTATGGAACTTGTAGGCAAGTTTGGTGCGGACAGTATTGTAGATGGCAAGTGTCCAGATGGTGTTGATTACACATGGAAGAAAAGACGTATATGAAAATTCGATTTGACAAAGACACAATGCCCGATCATTTGTACAATACGCTGTTACAGCATTTTGTAAACGAAGCAGTTGGACTAGGTGTTGAAGTAAACAAGTTTACCGAATTTAAAAATTGGGTAATCGAGTGTGAAGTAGACGTAAAAGAATCAGTGCATTAAGGAGTAGTTATGCCTAAGTGTTATCAGTTGATTGGAGTTCCAGGGTCGGGTAAAAGCACGTGGGTAAACAGCCAAACATGGACAAACAAGTGTGCTTATGTATCAACAGACAAGTTTGTAGACGCTCATGCACACAATGTCGGTCGTACTTATTCAGAAGTGTTTAAGGAAATAATGCCCAAGGCTGTTGAAATGATGGCGGCAGAAGTCGTTGAAGCACGTGAAGCAGGCAAGGACATTATTTGGGATCAAACTTCAACTACAGTTGAAAGCCGTGCTAAGAAGTTTCGTATGTTACGAGATTATGAGCATGTTGCTGTAGTATTTCTTACTCCTGATGCAGACGAGTTAGCTCGTCGATTGGGTAACCGCCCTGGTAAAGTTATACCTCAGGAAATTATAGAAAGTATGATTGCTAATTGGCAAGAGCCAACTGAAGATGAAGGATTTAGTGAAATTTGGTATGTGTAGCAAAGGAAGTAAAAATGGAATACGAATTTAAACAGGTAGTTTGGGAAAGTGCTGATGGACGTAAAGTGAGTCGTTGTGGCGGCAGAGATTTGCAAGCCGCTCGTCGACTTGAAAAACAAGGTCTAGCCAAAATAGAAGTAATTGGCGGAAGATTTTTAGGTTATCATAGTTCGTATGATTACGGTTCTTCTGTTACTGAATACAAAGTAACATTTTTATAATTAGGGGGCTTTATGCCTAGTGTATTTCTAGTAAGTGATACGCACTTTGGTCACAAAGGCGTTTGCCACTTTACACGTAACGATGGTGTTACAAAACTCCGTCCTTGGGATACTCCTGAGGAAATGGATGAAGCAATGGTTAAGGCGTGGAACGAACGGGTAAAACCCACTGACAAGGTCTATCATCTGGGCGATGTTGTCATTAATCGTAAAGCGTTAAGTATCATGTCGAGATTAAACGGCGACAAGGTTTTAATTCGTGGTAATCACGATATCTTTAAGGACGAGGACTATCGTGCTCACTTTAGAGAACTTAGAGCCTATCACGTTATGGATGGCATGATTCTTAGCCATATACCGCTTCACGCAGATTCGCTGGGTCGTTTTGGTGTCAACGTACACGGACATACCCATGCAAATCGTGTTAAAAAGGCCCGGGGAGTTGACGCAAAGACAGGCGAAATCCTGTACAGCAATGAAAACGATGTTCGTTATCATTGTGTTTGCGTTGAACAAACTGACTTTGCTCCTATACTTTTTGAAGACGTTATAAAGCGTATTAAAGAAGAAGGCGGTGAAGTAGGGTTTAGAAACGGTAACTTTACAAAAGCTGACTAATAAGTTAGCATTTTATAGGGCCTTAGGGCCCTATTTTTTTGGCTCTGCGTTCTGTGCATTTTAATAAATACACTATAATAATCATCCTTGGATGTACAGAATAACGGAGATAGCACATGTCGCTACAAATTAGACGCGGAACTGATAGCCAAAGACAAACAGTAACTTTTGACTTAGGCGAAATTGTATACACAACAGACAGTAAAAAACTGTATATTGGCGACGGTGCCACACCAGGCGGCAACAACATCTTATCAACTGCTGTTGACGGTAATCACGGAATTACTTGGGATAATGCTTCACAAACTTTACGTTTTACAGGTACATTATCGGGATACACAACAGACAATTTATCACAGGGTTTAGTAAACTTATACTATAATAGTGCTAGAGCTAAGGCAGATATTGCCACAATGTTTACAGCTAGCGGATCATCAATAATAACTGGTACTATTACAGCAACATCAACTCCTAGTATATCATTTGTTGGTAATCTTTCAACTGTTAACGGTGTAGGTATTTTAACTTACGTTAGTGGTACAGTTCCACAAGTTGGTATGGTAGTAGCCGGCACTGGTATTACAACTGGAACATATATTGCATCAGGATCAAATCCAAACTTTGTATTAAGTACTGTACCTACAACAGGTACTAGTGTGTCAATTAGCGGTACTGTTTCGTTAGTAACACTTGGTTCAAATGCTGGGCTAGTTGCTTACACACCATTTGTAGTAACTGGTAGTGGTGGTGGCGGATTAAATGCTGGAACTTATTACATTGTTAATCCAACAGCTGGCACAAATCAAATTAGTTTGGCTAACAGCCTAGCTAATGCAGAAGCTGGAATAGCACTAACAAACTTAACTTCTTACAGCCCATCAGCTACTAACTTCTCAGCCGGTGGCACTGATTCGGGTATAACATTCAGTTACAATTCAGCGACCGGCACTATGAGTGTTAACGCTACAGGTACTGGATTGACAGCCGTTTCAGGTGACACAAATCCAAGCCTAGGCGGCAACTTATCATTGAATGGTAAGAACATTACTGGTACTGGTAGTATCAGTATTACTTCAGGTTCACTAACTTTAACAAACGGTAATGCAACACTAACTCAAGGCAATCTTACACTTAGTTCAGGTACTATAACGGCATCTGGCTCAGTTTCATCTTCAGCGTATATTGGATCTACAGTAGCAAGTACAATAGTAAGTCAAAGCAATAACATATTTCCTGCAGACTTATACACTGTAACTACAGGTTCAAGTGCAGGTACTCCAACTTGGAGAATGTTAAGTGCTAGAGGAACAGTAGCTAGTCCAACAAACATACAAGCTGGAGACCAAGTAGGTAGCTTGGGTTGGTTTGGATATTACAACGGCACATGGACTGAAGCTGTAGGTTTAAATGCTAGTTTTGATGCTACTGCAAATATGTCTTTAACAAACCCTGCTAGTAATTTTGCAATCGGTGTAAACAACAGCTCAAATGGATTTTATGCTTTAAAATTTAGTTATTTAGGAGTTCTTACAGTTCCTTCTGTAACATATGGTTTAGAAATTCCTACAGTAAACTATATTACAGTTAGTTCAACAACAACTTATGCATTGAGCGCAACTGCTACACACAATATTCTAGTAGTTGGTTCAACCGGGTTAACTGCAACATTGACATTCCCAAGTACAGGATTGTTAGATGGTCAGTTGTTAAAAATCGTTGTATCAACAAACACAGTAACTCTAGCACTAACAGCTGGTCCGACTCTAGTAGGAACATTTGCTGGATCAGTAACAGCCCCTACAACAATCACATACATTTATAGAGCAAGCAATACTAGTTGGTATCGTTTAAGCTAACCCATTTAGTTTGAGCATAATCTAATTTGTTAGGAAGGCACAAGTATTCGGTTATTTGTGCCAAATATTCTAATTGCAAATCGATGAACTCACTTAGTGTATGGTCTAGCTTGCTTCCTAACAATATAAAATAGAATCCAACATTATCTTTCATCCTGTTCTCAAGTCGGATAGGATCGTTAGGAAACAAACTAGTTACAGTACTCCATTTAGAAATCAGTTCTGTAACTTGATCAATGTATTCTACTATATCAATTTCGATTTCATTATAAAATTTTCCTTGCACTTCTGTTGGCCATGCAATGCTTATATGCATAGGTTGTTGTTGAGTAAAATCATATTTGTGTAAATAGGCAAATCTGATTATAGAACTGTCTACAATATTTTCCTTATACATTGCATAATAAAACTTCTTAAGTTCGACATCAAAATTACAGATATAGTCAGTGTGTCCTTTATCAAACCAAACTTCAACATAATCTTTTTTTACAAACAATTTACCGTAATCTGTATCAACTACTTGCAATGGTAATAAATTTTCTAACAATGAAAAATCACAAGAAGGAATACTTGTAGACGTTAGTGCAGACAAAGTTTTGTTGATAAGTTCTATGTTAGGAATAACATTACGTTCAATTTCTAAAGGAAGGAATTCTAATCCTAATTTTTTAGCATCTAAAATCATTTTAGAATTTTCGTGTAAAAATTTATCGTACATGTTTTGCGCCAATGTACAATCATCAATTCTACAAGTTTTATAAAGTATTTTTTCTTTAAGATTATATGTAGCTGATAATACGTTGTTAAATGATTTGTGCTCTAGTTCCTGCAGATCAATCATACTAAGTTGGAACCATGCAGGATGCAGTCCTACAGAAACAATGATATTTTTTATGTGCTCTTGTAGATCATTCCAATGTATAAAATTATCATCACTGGTGACTTTTAGTTTAAAGGTAATATGATCCATAGTCTATTTTATCTTTAAACCAACTATAATCTATGTCTCCAAAGATTCTCATAGTAATACGAGTTCCTTCAGATTTTGGAACCCAATGAGGAATCGAATCATTTAACAGCATAGCATTTCCAGGAATAGAAACATATCCTTGTTTCTTTTCAGACCACACGTTACAGTGTGTGTTTCCCGTGCTAGGTATAATACTTAATCCTAAAGTGTGAGTAGTATCATCGGCGTTGTCCCAATCTGTGTGTTCCATGCATGGTATATTGGGGAAATACACAATTCGAACAGTTCCTAATTTAGTATAGGGCATACTTTCAATCACTGATCGAGTGTAAGGCATATCTAGTGTTTCATCCCAAGACCAAGAAGAAAAATCTGCAGATTTAGCACCCCTATAACTATAAGCAGTTGGCTCAGATGACTTGCGTAAAAATAGACTGTATGCTGTAACTGTTTCTTTTGATTCATCAGTTTTATAAGAAAATGCTGTTGCCCTTGATTGTAGAGCTAACAATTCAGCAGACATTTTTTCGTAGTCGATATCTAAATTTAATCCTGCGGCTATCATAGTCTAAATAAACTTCCTGTTAATCTAGTAATTAAATGCTTCGGCATAAAAGTTTTTGGTCCAGCCATTCCTGTAAAATAATACTTACCGTCTTGTTCCGCAACGTCAGTTGAGGTTAATTGTCGAACAAAGAAATTTAATGTAATCCTTGGATTTTCTCTAGAATAAAAATCATGCCATGTTACATTTTCTTTACCACAAAATATCATAGCTCTGTTAGGTTTCCATTCTACTTCTTTAACGAACGAATCTCTTAATTGAGATTTAAATAAAGCAGTCCCTACACTACTGTCTGGGTACAAGTAAACTACAACACTTATAGATTTATCGTATGCTTCATCGTGTACCTTTTGGGGAGGAACATTTGGAGGTAGCAAGTGAAATGTTGGGAAACTTATGTATTGCTTAAATTTTCTATGTACGGGGTATTGATCAATCGTATCTAATAATGCCCTGTTTGATTTCAAAATAATTTCAAACACATCCTCACCGATTACGTCATATACTTCTGCAAAACTCAGACATGAGTCAGCTGTGACTATTCGATCTTTATATTTTTCCTGTAAGTTGATACAGGCCATTGATATTTTATCAAAATCGTGTTTCTCAAAAAAATCATCAATGATTATGTGTTCCCAGGGTTCATTATCAATCATTGTCTATTTATTTTTAAATAAGTATATAAATGCAAGATACGACTCAATATAAAATACTGTGTACTGGAAATCCAATGGATAGGGGAATTGCACAATCTATTCAAAAAATTTATCCGGCGACTGAATTTATATCGAGATCAAACGGTTATAACTTTAATCCGTTTACTAGCGAGCTTGAAGATCGTTTAAGATCTAAAATTGCTAATTTCAACATATTAATCAATTACTCTTGGGTAACCTATGGTGTACAAGAACGCATATTAAAAATTGCTTCGGAAGTTTGGACAAGTGGGCATGTAATTAACATAGGTAGTATAAATGAAGACAACGAAATTTTAACAAAAGTAGAACCAATTTATACTGCTGATAAGATTAGTTTAAGAAAAACAAGCCTTAAGTTAAACAATGAAAATTTTAAAACTACTCACATAGTAGTAGGCGGATTTCAGGCAACCAGTCCTGGGAGTGACCCGACTATGGACCCTATGCACATTGCAAATGCTATAAAATGGATTATAGAATCTCCATTTGAAATACCAATTATTGGCATACAGCAATCATCCGATTACATTAGAAATTCATTAGCAGAACGTGCAACTAGAGAACCTTATGCGTAAAGGAATTACATGATAAATTATCACATACACGAAAATGGTTGGACTGTTATTCTAGACGATGTTGATTTTAATACACTAACACAAGAAGATGTTAACCACATAGCACGCCTAGTGGCAACAAATACTTGTGTAATTGCTAAGAAACAAAATCTAACTTTAGAAAATGAATTAAGAATTTTAAAAATGTTTAAGAATCCTAAGCCATTGTTTCAGCCTACAGATTTAAAATTTAAACATTGCTCAGTCGATCCAGAAGGAATTATCTGCAGAGTAACAGCTGAACGTAACGAGCACGGACATACTGGTATAGGAGCCAATCCAGGAGATTTTGATTGGCATAATAATTTGCCATGGGATCCTAATCGTAGTCCAATAATTTGGTTATACGGAGTTCGGGGAACTGTAGATTCTCGCACTAGTTGGAACAATAATATTCTAGCGTATAACGATCTTGACAATGATACTAAAGAACAACTAAAGAAATTAAAATTAATAGTGCTAAGTCCAGAGATGTCAGATGGGCATCAACCTGCATCCTGGGTCAATGATAAACACGAATTTGATTTTGTTTATACAAACAATGCTGGACAAACTGGACTTTATTTTCCTGTGTATGATATTGATCATTTTGTAGGAATGTCTAGAGAAGAATCTTTAAAACTTATACAGCCATTAATTGATCATGTATTACAAGAAAAATATTTGTATCACCATGATTGGGATGATGGGGATATTTCTATAAGCGATCAATGGCTAGGTGTTCATAAACGATGGAAATTTGTTTCGTTAGAAACTCGTGTATTACATAGAGCCGCAGTAGATTATCCAGATCAAAATTATCAAGGAATAGAATAATGAATTATCACTTACACGAAAACGGGTGGACCGTAATATTAGATGATGTTGACCTTAAAACAATTACTCAAGATGATGTTAATCACATAGCTCGACTAGTGGCTACAAATACTTGTGTAGTAGTAAGAAATCAATTTCTATCAGTTGAAGAAGAATTGCGTGTGATTAAAATGTTTAAAGATCCTGAAGTCTTTATAGAGCCAGGGGATGAAAACTATCCGCATTATTGGGTTCCTGGAACTGACGGTATGATAACACGAGTTACTGGGGAATTAAACGAGCATGGCATAGAAGGTATCGCTGGATACGTAGACGAAATGACGTGGCACTGCAATCATCCTTATAAAGAAGATCGTAGTCCGTTAGTTTGGTTGTATGGTGTTAGGGGAACTGCTGGATCCAGGACCAGCTGGAATAATAATATCATGACTTATAATGATTTAGATCAATCTATGAAAGATCGATTATCTGGATTGAAAATGGTCACTAAAAAGGGCATGGAAAATGCCGAGAAACTTGAAAAGGGCGAAGGTGGTATTGCTGTAGAAAATTATACACCTAGTGTCGTACATACAAACAATGCAGGAAAGACAGGATTGTTTTTCCCCTTTTTACAAATTAGTCATTTTGTAGGAATGACTAAAGATGAAAGTAAAGCCTTAATTAATGAACTTGCCGATTATACTGTACAAGAAAAATATTGTTATCATCATGACTGGCAGGATGGCGATTTAGTAATTAGTGAGCAGTGGTTAGGCATACACAAAAGATGGCGCTTTGAAAAAATTGCGACACGTTTATTGCACCGTGCTGTTTTTGATTTTCCCGACCAGGACTACAAATGAAATACAAGATACACGATAACGGATGGACAGTTATTGTAGACAATTTTGATCTTCGTTCTGCTACGCAAGATGATATTGATCAAATATCTAAACTGTTGTATAGTAATACTGTTGTTGTGATTAAAAAACAATCGTTGTCTGTAGAAGATGAATTACGCATTATCAAAATGTTTAACAATCCAACAGACTTAGGATATCCAGATATTTCGATAGATGGATCCGAAGGATTAATATTACGTGTTGGCGGATATGCAGGAGAGAATGGCATACAAGGAATTGCTGAGCATGAAGAAGAAATGGCATGGCATCATGATTTTCAATGGCAGTTAACTAATAAAACTTCTCTGATATGGTTACATGCTGTTCGTGGTGCAGAAGGATCTAAAACTAGTTGGATTAATAATTTATTATCTTACAATGAGTTAGATCAAGAAACAAAAGATTTATTAAGTACGCTAACTGCGGAAATGCTACGCGATACTGATTTTAATATTGCAAAATTTTACAAAGATCCAGATGGTACACAATGGCCGCATGGAAAAATTGTAGAGGGCTATAATCCTAAAATAATTCAAAATGGAAGATTGTATTTTCCATTTAATCAGATTTATAATTTTGTTGGTATGGATCGAGAGAAAAGTAAGGCTATTATTATTCCTATGATAAAACATCTTACACAAGCTAAGTATCAATACACACACAAGTGGGATAATGGAGATGTAGTAATTTCTGATCAATGGACTAGTTTACACATGCGATGGCCATGTGCAAATATTTTAAATAGACTATTACATAGAGCAACTTTTGAATATACAATTAAGGAATAATATGGTAAATTATCATATACACGAAAACGGATGGACAGTAATACTCGATGATGTTGATTTTAAAACAATTACTCAAGAGGATGTTAATCATGTGGCAAAATTATTATCCACTCACACTTGCGTAATTGCTCGAAAACAATTTCTTACTTTAGAAGAAGAAGTAAGAGTTATTAAAATGTTCAAGGATCCATATCAATTTTATCCGTTTGCAAATAAAGCAGATGCTGGATTTAAAACTGCGGTCGTAGCAAACACTGATAATCATATACTACGTGTGACTGCAGAACTAGATGAAAATGGCCAACCTGGAATAGCTTATGAGACTGACGAGTTGCAATGGCACTGCAATGATGCTACTAGAGCAGAACGCAGATCTCTAGTTTGGTTGTACGGAGTTAGAGGTACAATGGGATCTAGAACAACGTGGAACAATAATGTTCTTTCATATCAGGATTTGCCTCAGGAATGGAAAGATACATTAGTTGATATCAAACTTAACATGTGCCATTGGACTGATCGAGATCCAGGAAGGCAAGCATTTACTCCAAATTTAATTCATACTAATATAGCAGGCATAACTGGATTATTTTTTCCATTTTTACAGGTACTCAATATTGAAGGCATGACTGAAGAAGAAAGTACAGAGTGGATGAAGCCTTTGATCGAACACACAACTCAAGAAAAATACTTGTATCACCACGATTGGGAAGATGGTGATTTAACTTTAAGCGAACAGTGGCTTGGAATCCATAAGCGTTGGCCATTCCCAGATATGGCTACTAGATTGTTGCATCGAGCAGTGTTTAATTTTCCGGATCAAGATTATAAATGAAAGAGTATTTTGAAACAACTGCCAAATATTTAATCTTAGATATATCTGTACCCTATGAAGGTATGCTGGCAGAAGCACAGGCATTAAAAGATAGATACACAGAGCATCGCGGAGATGAAAAACACGAAGGATGGAAAAGTCTAGCATTATACGGACTCGATGAGCACTTGCACGAGAACTGGGAAGACTACGGCTATGCTACTCCAGCAGATGCCGCAAGAGATTTTAAATGGACTGCGGCTTCAAAAGAATGTCCCATTACAATGAGTTTCTTACAAAATGTATTCCCTTGTAAGAAATACGGGCGAGTACGTTTTATGTTGCTAGAGGCAGGTGGGTATATTGGTATGCATAACGATTCTAAATCGGGCATTAGGCTAACTGAAAATATAAACATACCTCTAAACAATCCTAAACAATGTATTTGGAAATGGGGAGATGGTAGTCCTGATTTATATATGGAGCCAGGTCTACCTTATGCTATGAATATTAGTTATGATCATGCTGTGTATAATGACAGTGATGAAGATAGGTATCATCTAATTGTTGCAAGGCACGATGCAACAGATGAATGGAAACAGTTAATTACAAAATCTGCAACGTTAGCAAATGCAACAGGCAAATTTATAACACTCAATTCTCTACCCTAATAGTTTAGGTTTTCCTGTAATCATACAAATTACCTTCCAGTCCTGAATATGCCATACCGGTGTTTTTAATGTATTAGTATCGGTCCTATCAAAATCTTTTACATTGCCATATGTTACTTGCATAGTATTATTAAAACCACTAGCCGCACGTGAAGTAACTAGCAGTTTTATATTTGGATCTTTCTTTTCTAGTTTGTCGAATAATCTATTTTCGCTAGCAATTCTATATTTTAAACTCTGCGTAACAATAAAAGGTGCGTGATTAAATAGATCACTTAGGTTTACAAAAGTTTTTTTGCCCGGCTGTAACCAATCAAAATTATAGGTACTAGTATAATCAATTAGTACAAAGTCAAATGTTAACGATCTAATTGATTGCCACACACTTTCCCAATCATCAAAAGACGATACAAAATTATTCCACTCTTGATTCCAGGAACCTGTATGTGCATGTGGATCAAACGTACTTCCGTTAGGCTGTATGGACAAGTACTGTTGATAAAAATCTACATAGTTTGTTCCATCCCAATCTTCTACCATTGCTTTCATAAATCGTAAGCAGTTAAAGTTGATGTCTGTAAAAATTACTTTAGTCTCTCTAGTACAACCTAGCTGTATTAAATTTTTAATCCAATGTAACCCAATACCTACAGTTACATATTGCTCTACAGGCCCATCAAATTGTAAATCTTTTTGTAGACTATCAGAATTGAACGGAGCAAACACGTTATGACAAAAGAATTGATTGTAATATAACGAACTCACTTCTCTAGTAAACACATGATCATATTCGTAATAGATATACTTTTTACTGTCTCGAATTTCTTTACCTAAATCTATTAATTTTTTGTCAGCCAGCAACGCTGTATTAAGTATGTGCCATCCATGTAATTTTACATCATAGGTCTTTTCTTCAGTACCAGGTCTAATCCAAGCTGCCACCTCTGGGTCATCATATAAACATTCTTTACTACGTAAAGGAGCAATTTGTGTATAGCTTTCCCATTCTTCACATCCTACAAAAGGGCATCCTAATCCAGTGTACTCTGCAAGATTAACAATATAAAATTGCTGATGCAATTCAAAACCGGCATTGCCGTAATAGGAGTGTCCTGAACGATCTAAGATATGTCCTGCAATAAAAAATTCTTCCTTGCAGATATTTTCGATAGCTTTAAAAATTCTGTCCGATAGCCCGAATGATGTTCCGGCATTGATTACAACAGCATGACTATATCCGTCTTGTGCAGATGCTGTTAACAATTCATCTTCGTCTTTTCCTATAAAAATATCAAAAGATTTTAATGCAAACCTGTGTATCATAAAGTCGGTAAGATTAATAGATATTTCCCTAGCCCAGCCGCTTTGGTACGTATCCATATTATCTAGTATACAACATACTATGGATTTTTGTTTTAGGGTATTAAATTTATCTACCATTGCTTGACCTTATCCAACTGTTCAAAAAATACAAAACTATTTAATCTCCAAAATGTTTGTACATGTCCGCGATATTCTTTTTCAAACGCTCGCGTAAGGACACCTGTTTTTTCTAAACTAGGAGCCCATATATTATGCACAAGCCTTTGTGTACCTACTTCACTAGGGTGGCTTGTTATATACAAATCTTCCCAAGGGGGTGCCCACATAATACACACAGGCATAAAGAATTGTGCTGTAATATGTTGATGATTAATAATTTGACTGCGAGTCCTTAATGTATTAGTTGGTATTAAATGTGTAAGGACACAAGTTCTAGCACAGATTCGATATCCTTCTTCCATGCTGTGTGCGGCAACACTACCTACAGCACGATCATTGTAATACAGTATCCATACACACCAATGTTTTTCATTACGGAAACAATCAATCATGGCCTCTTGGCTAGCATTGTTTACGAATCCTTTGCGATTAGCTTCGGAATAAAAATCAGTAAGATCTAAATCTTCAGACCAGGGAATTATTTTATACATTCTTTTACACGTTCTATAAATTCTGCTGGATAGTTTGTACTAAAACTAGCCCAACATAGTTGATCCATAACTGCCCACGGCTGTGGTTTATCCCATTCAATATCTAATGTATCTAAATGCTTGCGCATTTCATCTTGGCGTGTAATGTATATGTGACTTTCTACATCTGCAATACTTATATTAGCTTCAATTTCACGATATGTAAAGAAGTAGTTAATGCTTTTGAGCTTGCCGCCTACAACAAAATAACTGCTAGGATGCATACTATATTTGTGCAAGCCTAAACTTTTATGTGCTTTGATAATTGTAAGCATCTGCTCTTGCCAATCTGGAACTACAGAATCATAGTTTGCTTGATCGCATCCTGCTTGTTCCCAAAAGTCTGGCCCGTCAATTTCAAGAAACAACTTACGAGCTTCTAAATCAATCTTAATAATTTTTGGAACTAGGTCTGGATACACATTGCGCATCTGCGTTAGGTAGTTTACTTCACGTAACCATTTCTCCTCCATCTTAGCAGGATCAACAACTTGATTCTTTCCTTTGTGATATTCAGTGTCATTATAATACCATTGACAGAATGTCTTTTTATCTTCAGATATAAGACTAGTGTAGATTAAATTATTGCGGCAAAGGCCTTGTCCGGGTATGTTATTGTAATAATATTCCATAGTATAGTAATTATCAATAAATATTTGCCACATGACTATTTCAGAAACTATTTCCCTATGCGAGCATTGTTATCGCCATATACCAGCTGAACGATTTGAAAAAAATGGGCAGATGGTTCTAGGTAAGACTTGCCCAAAACACGGATACCAAGAAGCAGTATTAGATATTAGTGCAGAGTTTTATAATGCACAACAATATCAAAGACGCAAGCCAAGTTCATATTGGCTAGACATCACTAATCGTTGTAATTTAGATTGCCCGCATTGCTATCAAATGCCTGACAATAACAGCACAGATCCTAGTATAGATTATTTGTTGTCAATAGTAGAAAGCTGGCCCGATAACGGATATCCAGTATCCTTAGTTGGTGCTGAACCTACTGTACGCAAAGACTTGCCTGAGATAGTGTTAGCCATACAAAACTTGCCCACGAAGCCACGAACTGTTATAATAGTCACTAATGGAGTTTATCTAGCTAAATGGGATTATGTAAAAAGATTTAAAGACATTACTAATCTCAAATGGACCTTTGGACTTAACCATCCCGACTACAATGGTGGACAGATTCGTACCAAACAGATGGAAGGTTTAGAGAACTGTATTAAGTTAGGACTAGATGTTAAAACACTAACCTATACACTAGCTAACTTAGAACAGTTGAGTGATGTAATGTATGAAGTACAGAAGTTTAAAATCAATGCTAGGATACAGTTAGGAGTTGAGATTGGTCGTGTTCCAGAAGGCGACTTTGTAGAATTATATTTGTCAGAGTTAGTATCAGTCGCTGAGAAATTTTGTCTCGACAACGGATGGTCATGGGAACCTGATTACAAGAACGGTAATCGTACACACTATGCTGTTCGCATAAATGGCATTGAACATAAATTTATTAAATGGTGCGATGTACGTACCATAGATTTAGAAGAAGTGCAAAGCGAAAGTTGGGCTAGTATAGTTCCTAGTAAACCTATGAGCCCTTTACTACATCAAGTCATCCTGCGTGATCAAGCAGTTAACCGAGGGCAGATGTTGCTGGATACAGTACCTAAAAAATATCAACATGAATGAATTAGAAGATACCCTATCGTTATGCGAACATTGTTATAGACATGTTCCTGCTGTTCGTTTTGAAAGAGACGGACAAATATGGCTATGGAAAAAATGCAAGTTCCACGGAGAAAGTGAACATCTAGTTGAACCAGATGCTGAATTTTATCTTAATTATAATTATCCACGCAAAGCACTAAACAGCTATCTAATCGAAGTTACAAATAAATGTAATCTTGCTTGTCCTAATTGCTATCAAGAACCCGACAACATGAGCAAAGATCCTAGTATTGATTATTTGTTGTCAATAATACAGAGTTGGCCAGATAATGGTAAACCTGTAGCACTGTGTGGAGCAGAACCTACTGTGCGTAAAGATTTAAAAGAACTGGTTCTAGCAATACAAGCATTGTCTGGAAAGCCTAGGGGAATAATGATACTGACTAACGGTGTATATTTTGCTGATAAAGAATACACTGAACAGTTTAGAAATTTAAAAAATGTTATGTGGACCATTGGCCTTAACCATCCTGACTATCAAGGACACAGTGTTCGTCGTAAGCAAATGGAAGGTATTAAGAATTGCATAGAATCTAAAATACCTATTAAGAACGTTAGTTATACATTAGAATCAATGGATCAATTAGAATACTGTTTGGAAGAAATACAAGAATTTGGTACAAGCATTTGTGAACAATATCGCATACGTTGCGGTGCAGATATTGGACGTCACCCCGGCGGTCCTAAAATATTCTTATCGGACCTATTGCGAGAAACTAAATTGATATGTGAAAAAAATAATTGGAAAGTAGAGTATGCTCCAAATTACGGTAATAGAGCTCACTATCCATTATATATAAATGGATTACTTGTTAAGATTATACAATGGCCGGATGCAAAGACTCTAGACCTGAAAGAAGTGCAAACAGAAGCGATAGCCGATGTTCTTCCAGGTAAACCTCCTAGCCCGCTAGTTCATCAAATTATATTACGAGACGGATCTGTTAATAAGAACTTGCCTCTGTACGATACAATACCACAGGAATACATAGATAATTATGGCAATATTAGGAATCAATAATCAAGCCTATTACGACATGGCTCCATATCTAAATATGGAAGCATTTGATCATCTGCAACCTGAAATATTGTCAGGCTTTGCTCTAGCACGTGAGTATGCTAAGGAAGGTACTTGGATGGCTCCTGGATTTACTTTTGAAGACATGAGCTATATTCCACATTGGAAACCTATATTTAAGGCTGCCGAAGAACTATCTCAGTTACCAGATGGTGATCCTATTAAAGAAGCAGGTTTAAAACTTATGCCGTTAGATTTTAAAAATTTCCAACAGCGTAACAAATTTACACGTTATCTTAAAATGGCTATGGGCGCATACGATCCATACATTTATTATTACTTGTGGGAAGAAGGGTCTTGGGATGATCGTACTGCTCCACGCAACCTAACGCCTGAAGCGGCCTACTTTCCAGAAACAGTTAAATGGGTTGAAAGTCTAGTGGGTAAGGTGTTTGAAGAAATTGGTCGTGTGATTTTCTTTCATTGCGAAGCGGATGGCATTCCTTTTGAACATAGAGACTTAGATGCTAAGAATGGTATGAACAAAACTTTTCCACATCGTAACGAGTTTATACACATACGTCCTAACACAAAGAAAGCCTTTTACTTGTGGGATCCAGAGACTAAGAACAAGACATACTTAAACACTCGTGCCGCTTGGTGGAATGATCAAGACTGGCACGGTGGCGAACGCATTATGGAACAGAGTTATAGTTTGCGTATTGACGGAAAATTTACAAAAGAATTTCGCAAGACTCTAGGGATTGATCACTTAGATACTTACTAATAGTGTGGACATCGTTGCGACGCATTTCTAATTCAATATGCACACGATCTGTAATTCCGTTATTCATTGTTTCGTGTGTATTAGAAGAATCTAATAGGTATGCGTTTCCTGGGATCATGTTTGTTGTGCCATCCTTAGTGATCCAGATAGCATTAGGATTTGATAAAATAGGTATATGTATTCTAAATGCATGTGTACTATCAATATGCGGTAGAAAATGCGTACCAGGCGGATTAACATACATAGTTGCTCTAAATGCTAAAGGAAAAGTGTCTAACACCTTTTTGGCAAATCCAAATGCTATTTCCGAATCTTGATAATTTTCAATACCTAATTCATACGTAGAATACAAACCATAAGACAGCCCAATAAAATCTTTTGGATATTGTATAGCCCAACCGTATACATTTAAAATAGTCGAATCACTATTTTTATCCTCTAGCATAGACCATTTTAGGTGATCATATTTTTCAGTTGCTATTTGATTAAAATAGTCGGCTGCGTCGTTAACATTATAGGTGACGTTTAATTTCGTAATAACCAAAAGGGCTCCGTTTATAAAAAAAATTAGTTAAATATTTATAGGTTACATGAATACTAATGAATATATTTAACACTCAAACAGACTTTATAACTAGAGATACTTGCTTCGGTGATGCCGACTATAACGTAGAAAATTCTTACAAAAGATTTGTAGCAAGAATAAGTCCTAACGAAATAAAAAATATCAGTGTGTTAGATATTGCATGTCAAGTAGGTGCTGGCGGAGGTTACGTATTAAGTAACGGTGCTAGAAAATACGTAGGAGTAGATTTTGATCCCTATGTTGCAGATATTGCTAGAGAAAATTTAAAAAAATATTATCCTAATGCTGATGCTACTATTGTAACAAGTACCGGTGAAGACTACGTAGCTAATTGCAAAGAGAAATTTGACATTGTGTTTTTAGGAAGAACTGTACATGCTCTACACAATGGCACAGAATTTTTTAAAGATGTTGCTAAGATTACCGACTGCATCGTAATCGAAACAGGAACCCCTGTTAACCGTCCAGCAGTTAAATTAAAAAATATGTTGCTCAAACAAAACTTGTCTCAAGATCAACTTGATGAGATAGATCAAATTTTTAAAGACATAGAGTACAATGAATGCTTTACCGAATACGATCATAGTCGCGTTGGTAATTACATTAATAGCATGTATAGCATAGGCTATTTAAAATTATTTTTTAATCAATTAGGTTTTACAGAAGATCTAAGCGGGTATGAATATTTAAAATCAACTTATAGAAACAGCTTTGGTATGGGACAATACACAGGAAAAAATATTGATTTTTTAAAATTTGTAATAAAGTTTAAGAGAACAGAAAGTGCTCTTCCACAATCTTGGGCAAGTTTCAAAGGACACACATGATATTCGTAGGAAATTATTCAGAGTGGATACAACAGGAGTGGATAGATTATTTGCTTGCCCACGACGGCACTCCACGACCTAAAACTACTGAAGAGAATCCTGATAGTCCAGAGTTTAGAAAAGCAACGGAAGTAGGCTATGATTTAACAAAAACATATTGGTACCACTATAACCATAAATCTTGTCCTTTAAAAGTTCAACCTCCCTTTGACAGTGACAAAAACGGTATCTGGTGGTTTATTAAAATGATGCCAGGGCAGTTTATGCCTATGCATAGAGATCCCCATTCAGTAGAGGAAATAAACGTTAAGCGTTATTGGATAGCACTACAGGACTACGAAGAAGGTCACATACATATTAATGGTGGGCAATTTCTATCTAACTACAAAAAAGGTGACTGTTGGATGTATGACGACCCTACTGCAATACACGGCGCTTGTAACATAGGTTATAGCCCAAGACTTATTTTTAATTTTAGCACTTACGAATAATGGAATATATTGGAAATTTTAAAGACTGGATAACCCCAGAACTAATGCAACATCTATCGACACACGACGGTGATACCACTCCAGTGTGGCAACCAGAACGTTGGAGTGGGCATCCACTGTTAGAACAATACAAAGAAATGGCTCGTCCTGTATATTCACAAAACACACCGTTGTTCCAGCAATTCAACGCCGGATCTGCAGACATGCAGGGATTTAAAATAGACTTGCCTAAATTTCCAAAAGAACGCAAGAACTGGGCTTGGTGGTTTGTAAAATTGTTGCCAGGGCAAATGCAGGCTATGCATATAGATCCTCATTTGATCGAAGTTAAAGATCCTGTGCGTTATACAATGTATTTAGAAGACTATCACCCTGGACATATTTTTGTGTGGGATGATAAAATTAGTAGTAATTATAAAGCTGGAGATGTATACGAATGGAGTGATCCTATGATCGTACACGGCTGTGTTAATATCAGTTACAAGACTAGATATACATTACAAGTAACAGGACATGATGGATCAATATCCTAACAAGTGAAACATATACTTGTTTTTCAAACTACCGTTGATGCCGTTATGCCAAGCTCTGTAGTCGTTCCAAACTAGCACACTACCCTGTTCCATGTTGTAGTAATAGTTACTACCCATAATGAATAGTTGTCCTACACTAGGCTCACTCATAAACACACTGTATCTTTTTATTTTACCTAGTTTTAGATACTCTTGTTCATTATCATCAATGTCATAATGGTGCCCTGTCATGTATCCAGGCTCTACACAACTAATCCAACTGCGCAACGGTTTCACATAAAATTGTTCAGCTAGTACTGATTCGATATCTTTAGTATCATAGTAGTTGGTCCACTTGACACTATCAGTATTGAAGTTATTATCATTCCATAGTTTGAGTATTTCTGCATACTCAGGATTTGACATATTCCATTTGGTAGGATCCACAGTAATGTCCTTACCGTCTTTGAGATTAGCTATTACAATATTCCAATTAATCATATATTTTTTTGTAAAATTCTGGAAAAGGATTATCTGGCCAACGTTCATCTAAGTGATGCATAACTGTATTTTTAAAAAATATTTCAAAGTTAATATAGTCGCCCTCAGTCGCACTATCAAATCGTCCGGTACTATCACCGCCTATTAAATTTTCAACTGCGCTACGGGGGATTAAACAATCTTGTCGATCTACACAAGAATAAAAATCAAATGTTTTCAGTTGTCTGTTGTTATCAAAGAAAAAGCAATGTGGATATAATGCCATTTTGTAACAATCTGCTTTTTCTAAATCTTCTAAGAAATCAAACATTTGCAACTTCCAATTGGGATACTCTGCATTAAGATCTCTACCCTCAGTCATTAATATACGATTGATTGTTTGTGTACCGTTAAATTCTACAAATACTGATCTAGTATCTAAATTAACATCTAATAGTTTAGGGGCCCAGCTATAGCCCTGGAACTTTGTTAAAAATTTAACTTCACGTTCAAAGAAAAAATCTACTACTTCTTTAGTTAATCTTTTGTTTTTTTGATAAGAGCTATTTTCATCATACTGCATACACATAATTGTTTCTTCAGGATTGACAATTGGTGTATACAATAGATTAGTTGTGTCCCATGACCCTCCTCGAGCCATCTTATAATAGTATTTCCAGTCGTCGGTTATCATATTATTTTAAACTCATCTGGTAGCATACGTTTAAAAGATTCTAATTTATCTTCTTCTATATTAAATTTTATTGATACAGCTCCCTGTGAGAAATTGTTTATCAATCCTGCTTTGTTTGCATCATTTAACCACGGACTCATTGTGTTATCAAATAAAAATCTAGCATGATTAGGATTGTCCATGCTTGTGACTAGGGATACTTCAACTGGTTTAGATAGTTTGTTTTTCTTTAATAGTTTACGCACAACTAATTGGACCCTTGCCTTACGTCCAAAGTTTGTAGCTGTATGCAAGAAACTTGCATCCATATCATACCAAATACCGTCCTGGGATAAAGGATACATAATTTCTTGCACTAGGTTAATCAAGTAACTATTGTCACCTAGTATGTTTAAATGATAACGGTCGTCTATATCTGCATGTATTTGATAGCATTGGTTAGGATCCAAAATAATGATCCTTGCTTCGCCTTTGACAACAGGCAATGAGTTATATAATTTTTCCCAAACTGTACCTTTATACTCATCTTTGATAATCCACGGATCGTAAAAGAAATCACCAGTGGGCTGGTTAATAGTAGTCTTCATACCTCCTTCAGGTAATTGGCTACAGGCCTCTTGGAATAATGTTGTATCTGTTGTATAATTGGTAGGAGTAAGCATGAAATATTTATGTGCTACTATTATAGTGTAAATAAAACATGAAGATTAAGATAGCCCCAGAATATGATCCAAAATATCTAGAAGTAGATAGACCACAGCCTTTGGTAGACAACCAAATTGAAAGTCTAATACAAGATGTGTTATCTGGCAAAATAGATAAAGACATTTCTGATAATGTTTACCAACTGTTTAAGATAGAAATGACTAGTTGGTTGTTTCGTAGTAACCTTAACAGACTATCTGGATTTGAAACATTTAATCGTGTAGACATCATTAACGGATGTACACAATTTATAGATACTGTCTATATGCAAGGCCCTGTACAAACATTAAAGGGCGACTATAGATATCATAGCAGATTGGATCCAAACATTGTATTCAGTGTGCCTGGATACCTACGAAAAGATTTACCGTTAATTATTGCTATGCCATTTCCTAGCACAGGCGATGTGCATGATAAGATGAAGGAGATATTAGATGAAGCGAGAGACAAAGGTATTAGTGTACATGTGGACGGCGCTTGGTTTACTTGCTGCCGCGGAATTGACTTTGATGTATCTCATCCATCAATTAGGTCTGTCGGGATAAGTTTAAGTAAAGGACTAGGACTAGGATGGAATCGTGTAGGACTACGTTGGACTAAGAGTGTGGCCTCAGATGCTATTACTATTCAGAATGAATTCAATATGAATCTTCGTGCGCCTGTTATGATTGGCTTACATTTTCTACGCAATCTTAAACCGGATTATTTGTGGACGACCTATGGCGACATTTACTACAAGATTTGTAAAGACTTTGATTTAACTCCTACTAAGAGCATTTATCTAGCACTAAAAAATAATCAACCGGTTGGACTCAGTCCGCTAATTCGATATGTCGCACAACAGTAAAACATTTTGTATGCATCCTTTTACAGGGCTAGCAACTAGAGAAGACGGAGCCATACAGGCCTGCTGTCGTAGTCATCCTGTTGGTTTTATACAACAGAATAGTCTAGAAGAAATTTGGAACAACGACACAATGAAACGCATACGTAAGTCAGTGCTTACTAACATACGTCCGCCCGAATGTGATCCTTGTTTTAGATTAGAGGATCAGGGCGTCGAATCCTTGCGACAACGTCATATAAGCGGCGTAATTCCCGAAGCTAGGGTCAACTTATACCCTGACGCATTAGACGCTTTAAACGACGATTATAGCATGCCATACGAAATAGCTACAATGGAATTAAAGTTAAACAATTTGTGTAACCTTAAGTGTCGCATGTGTCACCCAGGAGATAGTACTAGTTGGAACGATTGGGGTGTAGTAAAAAAGTATTACAAAGGAACAGGGCAAGTTATATTTGATTTAGTTGCAGAACATAATTTGGAAAAGAAGCCTTTGCTAGATAAGTTTGAAGACAATCCCAATTGGTGGGCTAGTCTAGAAAAGAACTTGCCTTATTTTAGACGAGTAGAGTTTGCAGGTGGCGAGCCCTTAATGGATCCACAGCATTATCGTATACTAGATATGCTTAAACCATACGGGCATCAGATTGAGATTAAGTATGCCACTAATGGCACTACATTAGGAATTAAAGGTGGAAGGAATATACATGACTATTGGCCTCATTTTAGATCAGTTGCCGTTAACGTCAGCCTTGACGGCATTGGCAATGTTTACGAGTACATTCGTGGCAACAGTGATTGGAATCAAGTTGTTGAAAATATTAAAGAAATACAAACAATATCAAATGTAAGTCGTATTGTCGGTGCGGTTGCTGTACAAGTTAGCAACATCATGACTATCGATCAAATGATTAAATATTTTTTAGATGAACTAGGTATTGTGTTCTACACTAATATGGTTAACTATCCAGACGTGTTATCAATACAGGTATTGCCAGAACATCTTAAAGAAGAAGCCACTGTTAATTTGAACTTTGCCAAATTGCATATAGAAGATTACAAACTAGTAAAGCAACATCCTATGTTGTTAGATCTTACACTTAAACAAATAGACGGCATTATTAATTTTATGTGGGCCAACGATCATAGTAGCAGATGGCAAGACTGTATAGATTTTAATCTAGCGTTAGATGCTACTCGCAATCAAAGTTTTTTTGACATCACACCGGATTTTAAAAATCATGTTTGAGGTAATATTAACTAACGGTGTTGAAGATTTAACTTTAACCTTTAAATTGCGAAATACTAATATAGCAAACAAGTGGTACAATGAATTATCTAAAAATTACGAATTGTATGAAATTGATAGATTTAGTAATTGGGGCAAACATACGTTTATTGATCAGTTGAATGAACAAATTAAGATTATCAATTCCTATCAACAACTAATAGATATGACAGTTTCAGAGTATACTACACAACAAGATCTTAATTATCTACATAAATTTTTTGAGGACCTAAGAGGTGATGTTACCAATGGAACAGTTTGGTTTCATTCGGCTCCCGAGCATGTACAGACAGCATTAGAAAGATACAACATACTAATCCATCAATTAGAATCTGCAATTAGAACAAAAAATAAACATCCTACTCTAGTGATAACTTTTAAAAATATCCTTAGACTTGTGCTATCTAAAAATGATATGAAAAATTTTACTTACAAATGGAAATCCGGTACTGCCTATATAAATTACTGTCATGTAGGTAAAACTGTACTAGATGCATTTACTGATAGAGATAATACTGTCCAGGCCATAAGACCACAAACACATTACTCGGCAGATTTTATAATTAAATTTGGACCTTCGACGAACTTAGTATTATATTTTTTAAGATCTATAGCGATTAAAATTTGGTTAAAGATTAAAAAATTTAAGTTTGATAATTTAAATATAGGATTAATACCTGTAGCAGATATTGTCACGCAAGTAGATAAAGAAACGTTATTAAAATTTAATAGGGTAAAAGAAGTAAGATGCTTAAAGTAACCAGTCGATGGCCTCATCAGAATAGTGTTAAAATAGAATGGAATCTTGGCAAGCGTTGCAATTACGATTGTAGTTATTGTCCAGCCAGTATACATGACAATACTAGCGAGCATACTGATATAGAAATACTTAAATCAGCCGTTGATCAATTATTAAAAATAGGTAAACCTATTCGTATAAGTTTTACAGGTGGCGAACCTACTGTACATCCTAAATTTGAAGAGCTAGTTAATTACTGTAAGAATCAAGGAGTTAGTTGGATTAGCATCACAACTAATGGTACACGTAAAGACGAGTGGTATGCTAATCTACGTGCAGATCAAATTGTGTTTAGTGTACACATGGAATATGATGTACGACGTGCACTTAACACTATTGTAAATGTTAATGAATATTTTGCTGGCAAAGTAATGGTACATGTGATGGCACATCAAGATCATATGAAACGCACTAGATATATTGCCGGAGCTCTAGCGGCTAGTGCTATTCCACATGCTGTTCGACGTGTGCGTTGGACAGAAGGTGATCATGATATATTTGATGATATGAGGTATGACCACGAAGATTTGCAATGGATCAAAGAATACGAAGCTACTGTAGAAGCAAATACAGTTGTATGGCTAAATCAAGATTACGGACAAGTATTATATCATGCCAACGACATGATTAAGAATCATCAAAATAAATTTAAAGGTTGGACTTGCAACGCAGGTATAGAAAGCCTAATGATAAATTGGGACGGTGATGTACACAGAGCGACTTGTAGAGTCGGTGGTAGTCTTGGCAACATATATGAAGGCAACTTCGTTGTCCCTAGCGAACCCGTAACTTGTGACCGTAATTTCTGTACCTGCGCGGCAGACATTCCCCTTACTAAGATATCATCCTCTTAGCTACTGCACCATTTCCACTACAAGTTCCACAAACAGTCATTTCACATACGACAGGTGCTATCACTGGTTTGAATTGTTCAGGAAAGCTATTATCATAAATGTTAAACGGAGTTTCTTTACCATAAAGATTTTGTCCGCAATTACCATGTATATCTCCTTTAAAATTTATGAATAAGATATTAACACCTACATTACATTCCCAACCTTTAAATCTATTGTAAAGGTGCATACCAAAGTAATTTGGATTATCAACAGCCTCACTAGTACCATCGCTAAAAATTGCTTTATATTTTTTCCTAGGTAATCTTGTTAGGTACATCCATACACGACTAATTGCTGGCCAACGTTTTAATTGTTTCTTTAAAAAATTGTTTTGTTCTTCATTGTAGTGATAAACGCCATCGATGTGTAGAGGCTTGACTAATACAGGCCACTTAGGAGTGGATATCATTAATTTATTATACAAGTCCATACACTTGTCCCAATTAGTATGATCCATTAACACATTGGTATTGAACATTACTTTTTGTTCATGCAGTATACGACCCACTTCAATAATATGATCTATATCTACACTTTCGTGATGTATGCTGATATTAATATTATCAAAGTAATGTCCATATTCTCTCCACCAGCGTAGTGTTCTAGATCCGTTAGTAGTCATAACCAATCGCACCTTACATCTAGTTTTTAAATATTCAACAACTTCAGAAAGGTGTCTCCATAGTGTAGGTTCTCCTCCTAAGAATATAATCTCAATGTCGTTTACTAGATCGCTTGAGTTGTAATGGTTGATTAAAGACTCTAATCCTTTTTTAACTTTTTCTGCATCTGGCCAAGGTTCAGTACCGTCATTCGATCCTGGGAAACAATACCAACACTTGTAATTACATAAATTACCCAATTCATAATAGACTTTGAGTAATTTTGTATGTGTTGTTTTAATTTCGATTATTTTTTTCATAGAATGTTTATCAGCTCAGGAAAAATTGTTTTAGAATCTAAATTGCGTATGCTGTCTAAGTTATCCACATATTCCTTAAAGTCGGGTAACAGATGTGTATGATCTTCTGCCATTATGAATTTTAATATAGCTTCCCAGCGTTTCCATCCGTAAGGATTATCTTTCCAAAAATTATCATCTTGTCTATAGTTGTCCCATAGCCATTGTTTAAATTCTGCAAAATCTTTAACTAGCTGTTCTTTATCTGATTGTGGTAGTATCCTAGCACTTAAGAATGTAGGAATGTACAACAAGTGTAAATTGATAATGCCGCCGCCTGTTTCATACTCGTCTAGTTTAAATTTATTAATTTTTTTATAACCTTGCATAAGTTTCCATTTGGCAAAGTCTATAATATGTTTTACGTTAAACACCTGCACAGCACAAGCAATAGCACAATGTATGTTAGACGGAGTATTATCCATTAGTCGAAGACTATGCTCTATGTCATCCCAATCTGTAGGATATCGTATGTAATGATTGCGCATGTCTACAGCATCTATGCTAAACGCATAACGTACTTGTTTAAATTGACTCCATACTTCAATGATGTCTTCGTTAACAAATATACCATTGCTGTTGTAACGTAGACTGATATTCTTAGCGTACCCACGTTTAATGATTTCGTCTAAGAATCTACGATGCTCTTTGATCATTAAAGGTTCGCCACCGGCAAAATACAATTGAGTTATATTAGGAATTTGTTCAAATACATCATCCCAAAACTCTGGCTTCTCGTACCAGGTGTTGTTAAATTCTTCTTTGTCAAAACCTATTTGTTTAATAACAATAGGACTACGTGTTTTAGTAACTAGTTTATCATAATCTTGTAGCCAACGACTGCTGTCATGCGGACTACACATAACGCATTTTAGATTACAAGTATGCCCTAGTCTTAGATCTAAATATCTTATAACCGGAGGCACAGCACCAGTAGTATCAGTGCCCCTAATAAGTTCAGCAAAATCCAGCCCGTCACGATTCCATTCATACATTTCCCATAAGCGTTTGCTTACGACTCCGTTTGATTCTTCTTCAAAACATTTTGTACAACTTGCAGGTATCTTGCCTTCTAACATAGTTAAACGAACACTACGCATATACTGATTGTTAAATGCTTCTAATGGAGTTTCACGTCCAAAGTTAGCAGGCTTCCCATTTTCTTTTTTAACTAATCCTACTTCATGATCACCTGTTGCCGCTCCACTGGCATTAGTAACACAGCACAGTCTAGCATCGCCGTTTGGACGAGTAGCTAAATGTATCCAAGGCAATGCACAGAACGTAGGACTTCCGGTTTTCTCTTCTATTAGTTTAACGTAGGATTTTATTTTATCTGACATCTTTTATTTCTTGGTTATCAATACTTATGTAAGGGCTGTTGGGCCCGCACATTAATATACAAGTACTGCTAGATTTTTCCTTCCATTTACGTTGCCACATAGTTTGCCATTTGTCTGTTTCAACTATATTTTTAAGTCCCAATTCTAATACATTAAGTACAGGAAGTCCTAGCACTTGTTGTTGTACTCGAGCACCTTCTTCTACTATAGAATCTTCTTCATAAAGATTGTAATTCTTTAGTAGCTCAACGTCATAGTTAGTATACAAAAATGCTCCTATCATACAACAAGGGCTTAACAAATAATGGGCGTCAATATACAATTCTTTATCTTTGATTGATTGACAGTTGATTTGATCAGCGTTAGCCCAATGTTGGTGTCCTTCAACTTGTTTACGACCAACAAATTCTACGATACTGTCTTCGGGTTGTTCTATATTATAAAGTACATTACCTTTCTTATCAACTACAGGGAAAGGACGATTGAATCGTTTACTGTTCTTAACTGTAAAAGAGTTGAATCCAAGTTCTATGCTCAATGCTTGCGCTTGACTAACTTGATGTGCATTATGTTTAAACCTAATAAAACACCAGTCAGCATTTCCTCCCGCCGCTATGAACGCTTGTGCATTTTCAATTATTTTATTGTAGTCTGTTCCTATACGATAAATTGAATGTGTATCTTCTAGCCCATCAATGGCAAATATAACTGTATGGTGTTTAGGTAAACTTTGTGCTAACTTTGTCCACCATGCTTGATTTCTTGCACTACCATTAGTATGTATTTGTAGTTTTATTGAAGGCGCAGTCACTGCCAAGTAGTTGCACATTGTAATCAGATCGTTGTTGAGTATTGGATCTCCAAAGTCTCCGCAAAAACTAATTTCTTTTAGATAAGTTAAAACATCGTAGGAAATGATTTTTTTAAAATCATCAAAGGACCAATCATTTAATTTAAGTAAGGGATTACCAATGCCCCCGTGTATGTTTCTAGGACACATAGGGCAACTAGCTTGACATCGATTAGTGATCTCAACTTGTATTTTTTCTAATTGATTAAATTTAAACATTTAATTTCTTATCTATATAATTTTGTACATGTTGCTTAAACTTAACATCCGCAGTATCAACTGACGATATCTTATAATTGTAGATATCCTCATACTGATTAGTTTCATGATATAAGAATAGTCTGTCTGATAAGAATGGATTGCATCCACGCAGTCCTTTAAATCCATCAGCAGAATAAAATTCTTTTACAAGATCCTCTGCTTGATACCAATCCATAGTTTTATGTTGCCAAATTACAATGTCATTCCTGGTGCTACCTACTCCACCGCCTCGTGGTGTAGTAGATTGAAATACTACATCCTTGTTACTGTCTTTAGTTACTACATATCCTGGATTAGATCTAGCTTCTAATTTAACTAAACCGTTGGCTATAAGTTCTCGAGTAAAACGACTTTGATTAGTAAGAGTTTCATCATAGTCACCTATTTCTAAAATATGCGCACTAGCACTTTGTCTGAGCCAATGGGTGTTTAACCATTCTAAACTCTTATACCAGGATTCTTTTGTTTCCCCTGGTATCCCACATATCATCTGTATGTTAGCTCTGTAGCGTTGGGGAGCATGGATATCTGTATAGGTTTGAAATTCTAATAGTCCTGTTTGTAGTTTATCAGGATCCATACCTTTACGTACAAGTTTACCTGCTTCGTGATTAAATGTTTCAATGCCCATTGAATGCCCTAGGAATCCTAGTCTAATATAAGTGTCCCAATGTTCTCTGTGTTTAACAACTAGGTCGCCACGAGCAAATCCACATATCCAAGGATTGTATCCTAGTTCATCAACAGCTTCAGCATACTTCTCTAACTTTTCAGGACGGTCGTTAAATGTTTCATCCATTACACGCCAGTTCTTAATGCCCCACTTTTCGTAGCCTGTTTGCATTTGCAGTTTAAATTGTTCTTTGCTTACGCTTACATCTTTTGCCTGTCCTATGATAGGAAAGTTACAATAACTGCAACTAAACATACAACCACGTGCTGTTTCAATCTGTGGACAATCATACGGACTCATAAAGTCACGAGCTTCATAGTCTACTAGATAGCTGTCTAATGGCGCACTTGGATAATGATGCAGTCCTCTGATAACTTTCTTGCTACCAAAAAATGCAGGATCTGTCATTAATGGTGCACCTAATGTACCGATAAGATGTTGGCACAATGCTAGGATAGCATTTTCTCCATAACTATCAACCCAATAGTCTACGCCTTCAGCAGGAGTAGTCAGTGCGTTATTACCGCCCACTACTACAGGTATACTAGGATATTCTTTCTTAAGCCAAAGTATAAATTCATTTAGGTACGGACTCCAGGGATTAAGAAAAGCAGTACCAAAACAAAACATTACAGTCTTGTTAGTTGTTCTACTACGCACTAGTTCTTGTAGTTCTTCAAGTTGCCAAAACGCAGTGAAGTCGACTACTTCTGCGTCCCAATCATTCATGCGTAAGAAGGTAGCCACTCGATGCGGCCACAGAGCTCTTTCCCATCGCTTGCCAGTTAGGCTAAAAATCATTATGTGATTCATGCTATTATTGATTCTTTAATCTTAATAAAATCTTCAAGTCCTTGTGCTTTAGGAACACACATTCCGCAACCGCATCTTTTATTAGGGCATACTATAAATTTATCTTTATTTTCAATGCGTTGTTTTAAATCACTTAACAGTTTAGCACTATCATCTAGACTACCAATCGGTCCTCGGGCACCGTCATACAATGCTTGACAAGTTTGATGATGATATACTAGATTAGTTTCTTGATCAACATATAAAAAATACCAATCAACTAGGCACTTCCAATCCTCAAAATTAGTATTGACTAATTTGATTGGCTGCCATTCACCGTCGACTTTACCTTCTAAGCATCTGCCTCCACAGCAAGCACGACCTAATTCAGTTCCTTCTGCTTTTGATTTAGGGCTACCTTGTAGTCCCATTTCATTCCAGAACCAGGCTTGCTGTTCTTCTGTATACTCGTGACTAGTTCTGCGATTAGTTCCATCTGCGTCAATGAACCACCCTTTGCGTGTAATTGCACCGTCACCGATTGGACGAGGTTTAACATCAATACCCTTATCTTTTAATTGATTGTACACACCTAGGGTTTCTTCCCAATGATCCATGTGCAACATTACATTAACCTGCAGGCGAATATCAGTAGAAGATAACGCTAGTATATTTTTTATTGCTCGTTCTTTTAGTTTAGGATCTGCTTCTGCATGATAACTTATGGTTACATGATTAATTGTGTCAATTATTTTTTTAGAATAATTTTCTCCCCAAGCACCGTTAGTAGTTAATCCTAGATAGTAATATTCAGGTTGCGATTTAATGTAGTCTAGTAAATTCCAAAAGTTAGGATTAGCAGTTGGTTCACCACCTGTAAAATTAATATTAGTAGTTGTAGTTTGTTTTCTTTTAGAATTATATAAGTTAGCCCAAGATTGAATAAAATCAAATGTCTTTTTAAATTCTTCTAAACTTTTAAAGTTACTGGTATTATTGTGTCTAGATGATTCGCAATACGAACAGTCGTAGTTACATCTCCTACCAGTATCCCAAATGACTGAAAAAGATTCGTTGCCAGTGTTACGAATGGCAGTAGTTTTAATCATAAACTTTCTCGCTCGATAAATTGATCGATAGGTTTACTCAAAGCATTGACCCCACATGCCCTAGCACATGTAACCATCTTAGGATCTGACCAATATCTATCCCATACTGTTTGATAGGCTGTGGAGTTTATTATAGATTTGACACTATTGTATTTTGTATCAATATTATCTATCCCGCCAAAGTCTTTGATCATGTCGTTATACTGATCAGTCATTACTTTTCTAACTTCTAATATTTCAGATCCGTCTTCTGTATAATTGTAAGGTGTACTAGCTAACCAGCAACAAGGAAACAATCTTCCAAACGCATCGATATAAATTTCTTTTTGTTGCTGAGCATAACATTCGATTGTGCTAGAGGCTACAATTTGTTGATAGTTATCCAACACCTTACGATCAATAAAAACAATTTTACTTTCTATTGCAGGTTCGAGAAAATGGCTTACGACTCTTTGAGAACTTAGTACAGGAAACTTTTTGTCTAAAACAAATCTACTGCTGTCTTTCATTACAAATCTTTGAAATCCAGATTCTGCCGCAATCTTCTTAGCAGTTTCTACTTGATGTGCATTATGTTTGAATCTAATAAATGCCCATTCAGCGATTCCGCCTGCTTGTATGAAAGCTGTTGCATTACGAAGTATTTGATTATAATCTGTACCTATACGATATAAATGATGTGTGTCACTTAGCCCGTCAATGGCAAATACTACTACATGATTTTTAGGCAATGCTCGAGCAAGTTGTTCCCACCATTGAATATTTCTAAGACTGCCGTTAGTGTGTATTCTAATTTCTATATCGGGTTTGTGATCAACTGTGTAATCAACCATGCCAATTAAATCATTGTTCAGCAACGGATCACCAAAATTTCCACAGAAGTATAAAGCCTCAACTTGATCCAATACTTCTTGGTTGATGGTATTTTGAAACTGTTCTAAGGTCCAGTTGTTTATTTTTATTAATGGATTTTCTATACCGCCGTGATGATTGCGACTGCACATAGGACAACTAGCTTGGCAGTTGTTGGTTATTTCTAAATGTATTTGTCGTAGCTCATTAAACTTAAACATATCTAGTACCTATAATCATATAGCGAGTATACAAAGGCAATGCAAGTTCTCCGGCCCATTTAACAGTTATATGACTTTGTTTAATAAAATCATCTAAGTTGCTGGCTGTTCTAACATGTTCAGGTATATCGTAGTTGTTGCTTTGCAAGACAAGCAAACTATCTTTAGGAGTGTAGGTTAACCAACTGTTGTATTGCTCTTGTGTAAGATGTTCACAACTGGTGTTAATAATAATATCAGCACTCATATGCATTGGTTGACTAATATCTACTACACTTGCACGGAACCTTCCTGCTATTTCTTCTAGCTTGTTCATTTCTTCTGCAATAGATTTGCAAGTAGGATCAATATCATAACTAGCAATATGCGTGACTGGAATGTTACTTTGAAATAACATACTGGCTAGCACTCCTACCCAGCCTGCGCATATTTCTATACTAGAAGCCTGATCAACATATTCATCTAAGTTGTCAATCAACCACTCTTTGCTTTTGAGTTGTCCACTCCAAAAGGCATCCATGGTCCGCAAGGGCTCGGGACTTTTGCGGATAGCTTGCATCCAATGATGTAGGTGTTCTGTATCAATTTGCATGACTTAAGATGTTGTCGTATATTAATTTTGCCAAAGTGGCGTGTGCTTCTATTCCGGGATGTCTACCATCTAATGCAACCGGATGTGTTTTTCTAATGTCCGACATGTATATATTAGGAAATTCTATTTCTGATGCCCATGCTGGCTTAGTTGAAATGAACTCAGTTCCTTTGTTGTCTGTGAGCATGTAAAATTGGTTGCCTAATAATTTTAAATAAACATAGGCATGATGTATAGTTTTCCAAGATCTTAAAGACATGTCGTAATCGTTGTGTAGTAAAATCCATTCTTTAATATTGATGCTAGGATCTTGTTGCCAATGAGCTAGTGTTATTGTTTCTTTTTCATTTTTATGAAGAATGTCCCTGTATGGATCAGTCCACATAATTACAATCATATCATCGGGCTCAAATTTAAATTTTAATAGCTCTTCAATTATATGAGCATTGCTAGCACCCGGATCAGACATGTTTTTACATTCCAATCCCATTTGTTGAGATAGGAGTGAGGGCCAAGCAAATTTACTAGGTGATGGTCCAGGATCGCATGGCGGTACATGACAATCTTCTAAACCTTGACCGTAAGTATTAGAAGCACCGAAGGCTATTAGTCTCTGCATTATTTTTGCTTAGGTATCTTACTGTCTGCACTACTAACACATCTAGTAGTCACACATTTTTTAGGGCTGGAAAACAAAGTAAATTTTTCTATTTTGCCCAAAGGCTCTTCGTGACAACTATAAGCACGTTTAACCTCACTACCTTTTATTATAACACTTTGATATCCTGCATTGCAAGTCCAATCGGCAAATTGATTAAAGCCTAGCGCATTAAAACGTTCCGCTTGATCTATATAATAATCCTTGATACCGTCAGTTAATCTTATTTGGAAACCTTCCTGCTGTTCAAAGTCGTTTTGCATTATAGTAATCATCTCGGGTGTATAGCCGTCTACAATAGCAGTAGCAGTATCATTGCTTTGCGGCTTGAGTGTTACGTTAATACCTCTATCACGCAGACGATTACAGCGTTCTAGTGTTTCATAAAATTTGTCAGGTACCATAACTTGATTAACAGTTACATGAACACGTTCATACATTAGTTGTAGGCACTTATCTCCAAACTCTTGTTCCTTAGCGAACTCTTCGTGATAACTAGCTGTGATGCTACGGCGCTGTAGACTGCTAGTAATATTGCACCAGTTGTTCCACCATTTGGATCCAGGACTCAAATTAGTAGTCATGTGGATGCTTTGGTAAGGACTTACTGTTTCGTCTAAATACTTTATCAGTTCGGGCAGTTGTTTGTATGCCGTTGGCTCACCTCCGCTGAAACTCCAATGGAATTGAGTAAATCCATTTTGGCGAGCTTGACGTTTGATTTCATCTACTGCATGAGTGTAGACTTCAAATGGCTGATAATCCATTTTATCACTGCGGGCATAGGGCCAACAATAGCTACAATTATAATTACAAAATCTGCCCAATATCCAACTTATGTTAAATAATGGACGATCCAACATAGTTTGTTGTCCAAAACGAGTTATATCTTTGAGTGGGATAGTATTAAAGTTCATTGACAGTATTTACAAATGACTGTACAATACACATGTAGACGTGAGTGGAATATGGTATACCTCCTCCTAGTAGCTTCGGCGAACGGAGGGATAGGGCCTTGCCCTTAGGGTGGCTTTGTAGGTTCGAATCCTACCGTCTACACCATTTTAGGCACTATGAAAGGCATCGTATGAAAAAGGTAATTTTTGTTTTATTGTTAGCGGCTTCTGTTGCTCATGCAGAGTATCATGACGAGCCATTCAAAGAGTTTGATGCTACACAGCGTCTTACTAACAAATCTACGATCACTTGGGTTACAGTTGATGATGTTGACAAAGCCTGCAATGCCGAAAGTATAAAGCGTGGCAAAGGTGGCTTTGGGCGTCTTAGTATGTATGCTTGTTCATTTTGGGACAAGACAGGTGACACAACTACCTGTACAATTATTACAGGCAAGACTACAAGGATGACTGACGTAGGACACGAAGTTCGCCATTGCTTCCAGGGTAACTGGCACGGATTATAATATGAGAGATTTAGAAGAAGAAATTTGGCAGGATGCTGAGATCTTAAACAAGATCCGAACTCGTGACGACTATGCTCAAAATCTCTATGCGGCTTTTTGTAATATGCGCTGGTGCCCTAGAGAATTTTTTCCTGCACTAAGACAAGATGCCGAAAAGGATCTTTGGAGTCGTAGTTGGCGTAGCGCAGGCGGCTTAGTTGCCGATTGGAGGGGCAAGGGTGAGGACTACATGGACTACTACTGTTCTGGTATTAGGGGCGGTTTGAGCTTGGACGGTAAAGAGGATGAGGAGTACTTTGCCAAAAACGGATATGTTTCCGAAGGTGAAGTCACTGAAGAAGTTGAAAAGGACCTTAACCGTTTGGGCTGGTTTCCTGTTCCTTGGGATAACGACGAAGAGTAAGGTTAAATAATACTATGACACATTGGACAGTAACAGTTGAAGAAGCAGATGATGGCAGTGGGGACATTGTTCTACCTCTACCACAAGATTTACTTGAACTACAAGGATGGAAAGAAGGAGACACACTGGAATGGACTAAGCAGGATGACGGTGCTTGGATCATTTCAAAAGTAACGAATGGCTAAAGACGACATTATAGAACTAACAGGCACAGTTGACGAAGTACTACCCGGAAATATGTTTCGGGTCAAAGTTGAAAACATGCCAAACCCATTGCTATGCTATATGGGTGGCAAGTTAAAACAAAACAAGATTAGGATCATTTTAGGGGATAACGTTCGTTTAGAAGTTAGTCCATATGACCTAACAAAAGGTAGAGTAACTTATAGGTTGTAATATATGAACATAATTCTTGGGCGGGTATTTGAAGTATGCAAAGAAGTCCGAGAATCTACTGTGGACCTAACTACCTTTAAAAAGCTAATATCAAAAACTCGCAAAGTATTCAAAAGTCATAACTTTGATATTGCTATCAAAACTAAAAAAGACAAAACACTAGATGCTGACAAGTGGTATGTCATGGCATACTACGATAGCGAAAACGACAGCGAACTAGAAACAGCAATCGAAGTTGTAGTCTATAATAATCTAGACGGTACTGAACAGTTTGGTCCTCATCAAGTAACTTTATTCCTTACAGAAATATTTGATGCAGTAGTACATGAGTTCCGTCACCAATATCAAAGTCTACGCAGAAATCATGCCTACTATGGCGGACATGTTAACAGTCCGTATGAAGTGTATCTAGCAGATGATGACGAAGTTGATGCGTATGCATTTAGCATTTCAATTGAGTTGCTACGCACAATGGATGCTGAACGTGCCAAAAGACGTTTAGGTAAAATCAGTGTATTGAGCAAGATGCGTACAGGTAGCCAATTTTCTAGCCCAACCCTACGTGCTTATGTAGGACACTTTGGACTAAATGGCTTAACCAAAAAATTAGCCAAAAAGATTTATTATCATTTAGAAACGGTTGACAAACGATACATTTTCATGTAAAATACTTGTATATTAACTTATATGGTGAGCGACATGGAATTGAGAACTTTTCCTACCAAACAAGTATTAGAACTAGCCTGTGCGGCACAGAGAGTGAATGGTACTTATATTAAAGTACACGAACCTGTTTACGCAGATGATGGTGTTCTTATGTACACCAAATATCCAAACAAAGCTCTAATGCTCTATACTGTAAGCACTACAGAAGTTATACCCGATTTAAAAGTATTAAAGATTTTGCCCGAAGATGAAGTTCAGGCAGAGGAAATACAAAAGTACTACAAGCGTTTATTGTTTGCCGCCATTGACGGTGAGAATGAATTTCTCACCAAAGTCAATTCGTTGCTGGGCAGTGAAACTGTTAAAGAAAATGAATTTGGTTGGATAGCCTGTTTGCCTAGTGTGCAGGCTAGAGACAAAACACACAATGAAGTTAAGAAAGCCTCTAGGGCAGTTGAAGAAGGATTCCTAGGTTCCGAAGGAGATCGTTTGGCTGATTTAGATTGCGAAATCCTTGAAGTAATCAAGTCAAAGAACTATGATGGCTGGAACATTTGTGCTATAATAAACAATAAAATGGCTAGTTGGATGAGCCAAGTAGAATTGAAACAAGGCCCGTGTGTCATTGTTAAAGCCAAGGTTAAAGCTCAGGGCAAACATTGGAAGCACGGAAATGATGAAACTAGACTTAACTTTGTGAAAGCGGCACAGTAATGGCAGGTACAGCTAAATCGGTTTACTTAACAATTACCAAAAAAGGTAGTTACAAGACAGAATTCCATAAAGTATTTTTTGATGCCAAATCATTCAATGAATATATAAAGACAGATGAATTTAAAGCCAAGTGGCCTAAGGAAGAATACACAATTACCAAAGAGGTATACTGATGAGTAAAGCAAAACACAAACCTTATCAATGGATCGATGGTGAAACTGCTGATCGCATTACTAGCCTTAACCTAAAAGACTATCGTGCTTATCTTAAAAAAGAACTAAAACAGTGGAAGAAGAATCCTAAAACAGAATCTAACCCAGATGGCTATTGGTTGCATCCAGATGACATAGTAACTAATATGCGTACCATTGAAGCATTAGATTTAATTATCAGTCACTTTCCAGAAACATCGGATGAAATAAAATGAGCAGATACACTACAGTTTATAAAGAAGTCGAGATTGATGTTGACTTAGACGATTTCGATGATGAGGATATTTTAGAAGAAATGGAAAAACGTGGACTTGCAGTCGGAGCCAGTGGCGATGGTCGCGAACTGCTCACTGCCATTTGGCTCAAACGTAGACAAGGACAAGACTACCAAACAGAGTTGGATCAACTAATTTACAACGGATTGGGGAAAATTATATGAAACGAGAACTAGACGAATACCTATGTAAGGTATATCCAAAGATGATGGTTAATCGTGACAAGTCAATGCAGGAGACTTGTATGTGTTGGGGATTTGAATGTGGTGATGGTTGGTTCCAGATCCTCAATCAACTTATGGGTAATATTCAGCATCACATTGATTGGAAGATTAGACAGCGTGAAGTCGCTATCAAATTTAATAAGATGGCTGAACAACTCAAAGCCGGTGACTCTACATTATTCGACGAGGATATGAAAGACATGCTGAATCGAGATTACGTAGAAAAACGTAAGCAAGAACTTATCAAAGATCCCCTGCGTGAAATTCCCGCAGAAGTTCCGCAAGTAACTCTGGATCAAGTTAAAGAAAAGTTTGGCACCCTACGCTTCTACTACACAGGCGGTGATGAATACATTCGCGGACTTGTTGACATGGCAGAATCAATGTCAGGCGTAACTTGCGAAGAATGTGGCAAGCCCGGAACACAGACCCCAGGTGGTTGGATCAAGACAGTGTGTGTAGAACACGGTGGACAGGATTTTGATGCTCCGGAAGATGAATTAGAAGAAACTAAATTACTCAAAGAAGGATTCGAGCAATGATTACAATGAAAGAATGGATGGAGTTGGTAGACTATAAAATTACCGAAGGCAGCGACTATGGTTGGAATTGCTATGGGCCAAATGCTTATAGTCTAAGCAGTTGGAATGGTGTTCATGGCAAGGGTGGATACAGTTTTAATATTGTATTCAGTACCAAAACACAAAAAGTCTATGAAGTAGCTGTCTGCGACTATACTAATGATCGCGCATATCGCATGGTTGCTGAAAACAAGCAGGAGAAGCATCGTAAAGAAGCTGAACGATTTGGCATTAATTTTAATAAGGCTTGGGACGATGTTGAGTACGTGGATTTGGAAGTTGACGATGATTTTATTTCCAAATGTCTTGCTATTAAAGAAGGTGAAGAATACAGTACAGATATCAGTGTTCCGTTGGACTTGCCAGATGATTTGCTGATGTTTGCGTTCAAAGCCGCACATGCTGAAAACATGACATTCAATGATTGGATGAACAAAATGTTAAAGGCATTTGTTGACAAAGTTGAAGTAGGCCAGTATACTAAAGAAGATGCCAAACAGTGGGCAAAAGAAAACGGATTGCCTACATTTCCAATTGATTACACTATTGGTGAAGAAATTAATGAAGAGGATTAAATGAAAATTAAACTAGTCAGTGACCTCCATTTAGAGTTCAGTGACATCAATATTCAAAACGATCAGGACTACGATGTCCTGATTCTGTCTGGTGACATTTGTGTTGCTCAGGATCTGCACGACCATCCAGAACCTAACAATAGTTCAGACCAAGAGGCTATTGCTAAAGGTACTGGGTTGGGTCGTAGACAACAAGCCGCACAGCGTTATAGAGATTTCTTTAAGCGTTGTAGTTTTCAATTCCCACACGTTATCTACGTTATGGGCAATCACGAATTCTATCACGGCAAGTTCTATGCGGCTATTGATTACATGCGTGATGAAATGGCTAAGTTTCCTAACATCTACTTGCTAGAACAGGATACTAAAGTCATCGACGATGTTGTGTTCGTAGGAGGTACACTTTGGACCAATATGAACAAGCGTGATCCACTTACCATGCATGCCATTGAAGGTATGATGAATGACTTCCGTATTGTTCGCAACGACTACAGAAGCTACGCATCTATGAGTTCGTTAGATGTTGCAGTTCGACATGACAAGACTCTTGCCTATATCAAAATTGTTGTTGAACAAAACAAAGATAAAAAATGTGTAGTAGTTGGACATCATGCGCCAAGTCCGTTAAGCATACACGAGCAGTATAAAAACGACTCGCTTATGAATGGTGGTTATGCTAGCGATCTGAGTGAGTTCATTTTGGATCACCCACAGATTAAACTTTGGACACATGGACACATGCACCAACCATTTGATTATGTAATTGGTGAAACAAGAGTTGTATGTAACCCACGCGGTTATGAAAACGATGGCTACAGTGAAGACAGTGGCTGGAATCCTAACATTTTATTGGAGATTTAAAATGAGTGAACAGATTGAAAACAAAGTAACCGTTGCAGAAATGCTACGAACTACAGGTGCAAACACAGCCGAATTTATGGCACAGGTTGCCGCACATATTGACAAACTAGAGGAATCTATAGTACAATTAACAAATCGTATTACAGAACTTGAGGCATCTAATAAATGATTGATTGTCTAATAATGGGAGATAGCATTGCTGTTGGTACAGCAATGTTCTCTCCACAATGTACTGTTATAGCCAAAGGGGGTATTAACAGTTACCAATGGGTCAATAAGAATATTGATAAGGCTCCTTACGAAGCCAAGCATGTTATTATTAGTTTAGGATCAAACGATCATCAGTATGTTAAGACTGAGGAAGAATTGCGTACTATACGAGCTCTTACTAAAGCGGATCGCGTATATTGGATCATGCCCGCTATTAAACCAAATATACAAGCTATCGTTCAAAAGGTCGCTGTAGAATATGGCGATGTTGTATTACCCATTACAAGTTTACAACCAGATAAGATTCATCCAAGTTGGTCAGGTTACAAAGAGATTGCGAAAGAAGTAAAATGAAAATTGGACTTAGTTATAGTCGATGTGTTAAAGATATTGTCGATGGAGTAGTAGACATTGACGATGTTCTCATCATTATTAGTCGCACAGATTTTGATCCACGCGATGATATACAGTGGGCAAGCATTTGGGGAGGATATCATGACTCGTATGGATTGAGTAATCCTGAATGGCGAGCTTACCCGGACGAGGACGAGGACCGCTTCCGTAGTGTTAGTATTGAACTTTGGGAATCGGGAAAACTACATCAACCTCGAAAGTTTGGCGCACATCCTAGTCGTCGTTCAGAAATTTGGTTAGAAGCTGTATTGCCCAGCAGTGAATTGGCAACCAATCCGGCCGCAAAGCAAGCATGGGATAAGTTCCAGATGATTGCGGGTTTAACTAATGTAGAGCTTGATGACAAATACCAATGAAGTACTTACCCCTTTTGTTAGTAACTCTCCTAGCGGCTTGTGATAGAAACGAGCCTCAGATAGTTTATGTTCCGCAACCTGTCGAAGAAGCCCGTGTAGAAAAGCCAGAAGGCTGTATGATTGATACTAGCAGTCATTTGGTTAATCAACACAAGGTTAGTGATATGATGAATCTTACCAAAGAGGAATCAGCCAATGGTTGGGAAAATAGATGTACCGTCCATTTCGATATAGAAGTAGACGGTGTTCTACATCATTTGGACGAATCTGAAAAAGGACTAGAACAAATGGCTAGTATCTGTTACTATGCCAAAGAAAAGGCTCGTGAAAATCTTTTGCTAGAATTGGGCGGAGAGTTTAAGAGTGAAGCCAAAATTGATTGTATAACTCGTGATAAAGGTTGACAAATCAATCATTAGGCTTTATAATACTAACATGTTTAACACACATAGAAAGGCAATTTTATGAAGGCATTTATCGCAGGCACAGTCTTTGGTTTGGTATTAGCCACTGTTGGATTTTCCGGCATCGCTAAGATCCTAGATCACGGAGTTGAAACAGTTAAGACACAAAGTCAGGAGTTGGCAAAATGAACTCTTATCGTGTAAAAGAATACATGTGGATTTTAATAGTCCTTATGTTCGTTGCTATTTTTTGTTTAAGCGGATGCTCAACTGTAGCAGGCGTTGGTAAAGATATACAAGGCGCCGCAGATTGGACACATAGTAAAATGACAGGAGATTCAAAATGAAGAAACTTTTATTGCTAGCACCTGTGATTGCGCTGTTAGCGGCTTGTGGTACAACTGATGTATATCAGAAGCGTGCCGACCAAGAACGTGAACGCCAAGAAGCCTATGTCGAACGTGCTATCAGCAAAGCACCAGAATGGATGACTAAGGTACCATTGAGTAACTCAGCCGTCTTTGAAGCTGGTACTGCTGTTAGCGGAGACTTTAGTATGGCTGATATCAAGGCTAAGGCAGATGCGTTTGGTAAGATTTGTATGTTGGCCGGCGGTACTGCTACTCAACAAACTAAAATCTATCGTACAGACTCAGCTGTTACAAGTACTGAAATGAGTGAAATGGCTCTACGTACTAATTGTAAAGAAGTTGACCTTACTGGCGTAGAGATTCGTGATATTAAACGAATTCCAGAAGGTGGACGTTTCCGTGTGTATGTGCTAGTAGCATTGCCTACTGGAGATGCTAATCTTTTGAAGAAGGCTAAAATGGCGCAAGCACAAGAAACACTTGCGGCTCAACGTGCTCCAGAAGCATTTAAAGAACTTAATAAACAATAAGGAAAAATATGTTTACAATTATCTTAGGTGTAATTCTCGGTATTGTAATCTTGGCAGGACTTGCCTTGATTGATTACAACAACAAAACCAATTATGAAAACGCTATTGAGCGGGCACAGCGTATCAAGGAAGATACAGACAGTATCAAAGCACATCCAAGTATGCTCAAACGTCTTTGGGTATTGTCTTTGTTGCCTGTAATCTTGTTTACA